AGCCGGAATCGTTACGGTGTTGGCGCTGGCATTTGACATCGTGATCGTTTTGCCGGCGTCCGTGAGTACCGTGGTCATAGACCCGGTTTGTGTATTGTTTCCGCGGCCAATGTAATAACCCGCCGCGTCAATTCCCTGAGCGACCAACAGTGACGCAGCTGGGTAATTCGCCACCAAATCGGTCCCGCTGACATAAGTTGAGCCGTATCCCGTCGTTGCCATGCTGTTTCCTTCCTTAGACTAGATCTGATTGTAAGATGACGTCGGACCAAGTAGTAGCAATTGGGACGTTAGCCCAATCCGCGGCGCCCGCCTCATCCCACGGCAACATGGCGTACGAGTAGCGCGGGTCGGATAGGGCGAGGGTGAGCCGATACCCGTCTATCGTGTAGGTTTCGGTCCACCCTTCGAGGACTCCCAAGAATTGTGTAATGGGTCCCGGTGTTGGCAGATCCGTAACTATCACGCGATCGCCGGACGTCAGGTTCATGACTTCCGCTAGCTCGGGGGCGCTGAGAGTTTCCATAAGGATCTCGACCCCACCTAACGTCCACCGCTCGGACGCTTGCGCCGTCAGCACTAGGCTTGCCCGGTTTGATGCGTCGTCGAGATCCGCTAGGCCGGTGTTTATTGTCACGGCCCGTGACCCGAACGCGGCGACGCTCACGGCGTCGACCTGGTTAAACACGTCCTGCGGGTCTGCGGTGCCGTAGGACACGGTCACGTCGTTAATAATCGTGGACGCGGTCGCTTGCCAGCGCGGTTCCCACACCACCGCCGTAACCGGGAGAGTTACCGCGGTAGGGGCCGCTGACCCGGCCGCCTCTTGGTTAGCCCAATCGCCGGTGGTGTTGTCCCAGTCGTAGGGCATGTCGTCCCACGTGGCCGTAGCATAGTTATAGCCGCGCCGCGTATACGACTCGAATACGACGGTCCCGTCGGGCTTGTCGTACAGGGTCCCGCCCGTCCAATCGTTCAACGTGTCGAGCTGCGTGCGAGCGTCCTCTAGGACTGCGTCCGCCGCGAGCACCTCGAGTAGTAGATAGTCGGGGTCCGCCTGCGCCGAATACGTTAAACCCGTCGCGGTCAAGATCGCGTCGACCCGGTCCTGTAGGACTTCCTCGGGGCGTGTCGTGTCCGAAAAGAATCGCGACAGGTTAGCTAGGAGACCCACCGCGGTAACATCTATGATCGTCATTGGGGGATTGTTATTTATTGTCGTGGCGTGACTAATTGCCATATCCGTAATTGCGCCCGTAAACCGGTCGACCGTGTCGGCCTTAACATTTACCGACTGCCCAAGCGTATAGGGGACCGTTATCTGCCCGGTAGCAAAGATGCGCATATCGAGCGTGGATGGGCTCGCGGCGTCCGTGATCGCCCCGCGGCCATGCGTCACGATGACGTCAAGGATCACGTCGTCTAGGTCGAGGTCCACGCCGTTAATCGTGACCGACGTGATAGTTGGAGCTGTCACCTCAGCACCCCAGCAGGTTTAGACCCGGTCCGCTGGTCTGTCTGCTGAATAATTGCCGTGATGCCTTGACCGACTGCGGTTTGTGTCGCCCGCGCTGCTGTCTGCCGAGTAAATTCGGCCGCTTCGGCGTCCGCCGCTGCTTTCCTAGCTCTAGCTATTCCTCGATCTATCGCCGCGGATATTTCTTCCGTAATCTGGTTCCCGATGGGTTCGCCAATGTTTTTCCCTAATCTTTTGAGGGCTTTCTGTTGGGCTACAATCTCATCCGATATCCCTTGGAGCACCTGGGTAGCCGATATGACGCCTTGGTCATAAAACTTAGCCGACACGGCCTCACCCGTAGCGCCAGCGAATATGTCTAGGCTTTGCAGCTGCGTCGCCAATTCTGGGACTAGGCCGGAGCTAACAATTTCGTTAGCTAGTACGGTGCCCGCTATGGGGCCTTGGGCCTGACCGACGGCCACCAGCTGGTCAATCAAAGCCTGAGAGACACCAGGTTGGGCCGCTAGGTTTCCAATGGCTTTAGCAAAGCCGGTGGCGTCACCTATCTGCTTTTGGAACGCGGTCAGGGCCTCCGCTGCGAACGCTTCACCCGGTTGTGCTTTAGCCTCGGCCGCGGCCCACGCCGACGCCAGGCTCACGGTCCCCGTAATCGCACCTTTAAGGCTTTCCGCGTAGGCGTAGGATGCGGTCTTAACGGCGTCTAGGGCGGCCTGTGCGACGTCTAGGGCCGGTTGGAACATCGTGTTGACAGTGTCGGACGCGGCCTTCATTGCGTCCCGTATGGACGTCGTAGCCTTCGCTGCCCCGCCAGACAGTACCCGGTTCTCGTCTAGTTTCGGGTTAAGCTTGTCGAGAACGTCCGCCCAATGCGCGGCTAAGTTTGCGCGGATAACTGACGGGTCATTTTCCCTAATTACTGCCCGGCCGGTGCCGGCGTCACCCATCGAGCCACCGCCACCACCACCACCACCACCGCCCGCGGAACCATTAGCGAACCCGCTAGCGACCCCCGCTAGCCCGCTATAGGCGTCTTTTAAGGCGTCGACGTCGAATAGGTTTTGTGCTAGTTGTCTTTGTAGCTCGTTGAATACGCGGGTCGATCCGTTCTCGAAGTCGTTTAATGGTCGTAAGAAGTTTTGGAATCCGCGCCCGAAGTCGACTAGCGCCACTAGGTCCCTGGCTAGTTCGCTGCCGATGCTTTGCAACGCGGGCTCTAAATCTTTCATGGCTTGCATTAGTTCGTCAGTTTTCGCGGTCGAGTTACCAAGCGAGGTTAGGAATCCGCGACCGAATGACTCTTGAAGTTCGCCGAACGCGACGGTAAGCCGGTTAAGTTGCCCTTGATATGTGCCCGCCGCGGTCTCGGCTTGTCCCGAGAACGTATCCGAGAGGGCTTTAGTTATCTCTTTCATGTTGCCAGTGCGCAACGTGGCAGCGTCTAGGCCTACGCCGAGTTTACCTAGCCCGACGGTGTTTCCGTCGAACGCTTTACCGAGGGCCGCGACCACACTTTCAAGGCTCTTGGAAGTGCCTTGAGCGATGTCCTGCGCTAATTTTAGGGCGTCCGTAGCCTGACCGACGTCACGCGTTGACCTGATAAGGCGATCAAACGCGGGCCGCAACTCGTCATCGGCCACACCCGTAAGTCTTTGTTGAGAGTCAATAAATGACTCAACCTGTGTAGTGGCTGTCTCTAATCCAAGGTTGCCGAGGGTTGTGGCTAGTTTCGCAGCTGCGGCCTCATCAGCTACGAACGCCTGGACACCATCTACCGCGAACTTGGCGGCCATCGCCCCCGCGGCGATACCGGCACCTAGCAGGGCTGGCCCTAGCACGTTGGCCATCTTCGAGCCGATGTTGTCGACGTGCCCACCGAACCCGGTGACAGAGTTCTCTGCCGAGTTCATGTTTCGTTTAAAATTAGCGGTATCCGCCGCGAGATACACCATTAGGGTACGGCCGCCTTGCCCTGCTATTGCCATTAGTAAGTCACCCGCCTAGTCTGCCAATTCGCTACGACCTTGTCGGCCGCTAATCCCCATTCCCGCATAGCGGGCTCTTTATATGACGCTCCGACACCTTTCATCCATCCTGTCCCGGTGCCAAACGCCGCTACCGCTCCCGCGGCCTTGGGGTTATTGCGGCCCCGCTTAGAAACACCGAACGATGACGCGGTCTTTATCTGGTTGACTGACGCTCCGCCGCGGTAGGCGCGACGGTTAGCCCCAATCGTCACAACCGGTATCCGGTCCGACTTGGCTTTCACGGTCCGTAGGATTTTGTCGCCCCACGGTCCCGCCTCAAGAGCTGCCATACTCCACGCCGGGACCATGTAACGGCGGGCGATATCTACCGACGCTTTCCTAAGTTCGCTCTTTGCCTCTTTGTCAAGTTTGTTTAGATCACGCATGAATTGCCGGAGTCCAGGTACTGACATGTCAACTTTCTTTTGACTTGCCATCCGTAAACACCTCCTCGACTAGCGTCGTAAACAATTGCGGATCGTACGTCAATACTTCGTGCACCGGCCGGTTGAGAGCTACGGCCAGCCGGACCACTAAGCGCCGGAAGGATCCGGCTCGGTAGGGTCCACGTTCTTACCAACGTCCACCTGAACCTTGTTCTCCCGTGCCCAGGTGCGGACCTCGGCTAGGTTCTTAGGTTCCTTACCTGTGACGCCGATATATGCCAGGGTGAGCCGTAACCCGTACTCTGCGCCGGTCCCTATGGACTTTTGACTCAGGTCCTCCCATAGCCACATGTCCGCGGCGGTGGCTTGGTACTCGACAGGTTCGGCCCCATCGAGTACCACCACCATCGTCGGCAGCATTAGGACAAGACCAGGGTGCCGACAAGTGAAGCGCTACAGGTAGCGACGCCTGCCGCGTCGTAAGTGACCTCGACGGACTCTGGGTACATGTCACCGGTGAAGGTGCCAGTGCTCCCGGTGATGACCACGGCGATATCGGTCAGTGCCGTGACCGCATCCGAGAGGGTGTTGTATACGTCGGAGTCCCCGTCGTATAGGAATGACAAAGACGCCGCGCTAGTAAAGTCGGTTTGTGTGAAGTTCACCCCACCTAACGTCTTGGTGCGCACTACGGTGCCGGTCTGTGTGATGGTGCCGTCGGTGATCTGGTCACTTACGTCACCCGCTGCGAGAGACACCGTGAAGGTGTATCCGGCTACTGCGACAACTGCCATGATGTTTCTCCTTAAATAGTTTATGCGTCGATTATGTGGGAGGTTGTGGAAACTTCAGATACGAGCACCGCGGTAGCGCCGGTGTCCGTAATTTGTGGAGGGCTGATCTGGTCGATAATGAAACTGTCCCCGACGGCTACGGCTACGGCCTCAACCGCTGACTCCAATTTTTTTAGCCCGGCCGCATTGTTCCTAGAGTCGACCACCACTAGCAC